GGCGGCTTTGGCGATGATTGCACGTTGAAGTTATACGCCTTGTAAGTGCCGTCGGAATATCGTTCATAGCATGTTTTAAAGCCGGCGGTCTGCAGAAATTCGTCGGGGATTCGGCAGCGCTTTCCGTCCGTCTCAATTCGGATTACTTCATTACCCATCGGGTAATCTACAAACTGTGCTGTTGGTTGCAACTCTGTTAGAAACTGATTCACATCCCACTGATAGAGCTGTTTTTCTGATTTCATTCTTGCTCCTTTCTATAGCATGGTTCCATCGGTCATGTACACAAGCACGCCTTTTGCTGTTTTTCCGCTGTCGATGCTCCCGGGGCCGCAATTTCTTGCAAAATACACACCCGTGTTTCCGAAGCCAAAAATCATAGGGTTCTTTCCGTAGGCTCCTGCACCACGTGCGCCATTAGTAGGCTTTGGAACGCCGGTGAATGTTCCGGTGCACATGTCGGTTCCGGCGGCAATACTGCTAGTAGCCTTAAACGTTGCCTCTACGGTCGCCATCTTTCCCCACATTGACCATTTTACTTCTGTCACGGTTCCTTTTGTGCCTTTAGAGTGCCCGGTTCCCCTCTGCATGTTTATCGTAATATTATCCGCTGAAATGTTTTCGGCAGATATCTTGTTAGCATCAATCTGCATTGCGCCCACATACATAGCACGGATATCTTGCTCAACATTCAGCGTGTTCCCGAAATAGCCGTTTCCAAGAAAGTCAACTGTAAATGCATCTCTCCTATTGTTTTCGGATGCAATTCCTGAGCCAATTTTCAGCGCTTTGAAATCGTATAGATTCATTCCCATATAGTTGATTACGTCTTTTGTTCGATATTGTCCAATGTCCACGATAGCCGGATTAAATTCTATATCGTATGCGGCTCGTAGCGCTATGATATCCTTTCTCGTAATTTTTTCGCTTGTAGCAAGTTCGAAGCCGTTATAGTACTCATTACCGCTATTGCTAAATTCTTCGTAATGGAGGCTATTACCACCAACAGCCTCATTGATTGTTATGGTTCCTCCGCCTTCAAGCTCAAACCATACTCGCTTAGCTCCTTTATTATAGAAGCTGTAATTATACGAATAGCTATAGCTTCCGTCTAGGTCTATCGTTCTATTTATATCTTCTACCGAAAAAGCGATGCTGTCTGATATTTCCGGGTAGATATCTTCGGTCGGCGTAAGCTTATCTGTATTAATCCAAGTGCTGATTATTTCCGTGCCGCTTTTGAAGCTGTCAACGCTGAATAAGCTTTCTGGTCCGGCGTTTACCGCCATTTTGTCTTTTGCGATTGTTACATGCTGTTCGCTTTCCCCGCCAATGTCAATGGTCTCCCCGTAAGAGGCAAGCACTTTTTGACCGTCTCGAATCTGTACATCCTTATCGGTGAGTAGAACGTTGTTTTTCGTGGCTGCTATTGGTTTTACGGCTTCCGGTGATACCATCGTTCCGGTATCATCCGTGTTGATATAGTTATCTGCATAATTCCGTGCATCGCTAGCATCGTTCCGTGCTGTTTGGTCCTTAAGCTCCGTGCTTGACGGTCCGGTTTTATTGGTTACGGTTAAAACAGTACTTCCGGAAGTTCCAGTGCTAAGGTCTACCGTTGGGCTGTATCCATCTTCTCCGGGGTCTCCTTTTTCGCCCGGCGCTCCGGTTGGTCCCTTCTCTCCCTGTTCGCCTTTTGTTTTGACCCACTTATACACTGCCGGGTCCGTTCCCGCTTCCTCTGTCAACTGATTTGCGGCGGTACCAAGGTACTCTTTCCCTTCCGGGGAAAATGAGAATCCGTCTCCGTCGATTGTGTCAGCGTAGGCAATCCATGTGTACAGCTCCCGGACCTTTGACAGATTGGCAAAACTGCTTGCTAGACTCTCCACTAGCTCCGAGATGCCGCTATCCTTGATTACATACTCACCAAGTGTAGCCTTTTTCGTTCCGTCTGTGACAGATGTTTCAAGTTCAAGGATTCGACCGGAAATGTAAGTGTTTCCGGCATCGTCCACGATGTTTACACGGTCGCCAATGCCTACCCCCGGCGGCAGGTCCGCAATGTCAATTTCATAATTGGTCTCAATATCCGAAATGGAATCCAGCTTTTCTTTTGCCAGCTTGTAAAGGTCTGCTTGTGAATTCGTGTCCGAGGATTCGAATTTCTGGTACAAATTGCCGCTGAAAGAATCTTTACTCGAATAGTCCACTCTTGCCCATTTGGTCAACGCTTCGAGAGACACAATGTTTCCGTCCGGGTCAATCTGATACTTTCCTTTATCCTCCTCCGGAATCGTGAATCCGACAAGGGTTAAATTGTCCTTTCCGGTGGCGTAAAGCGCCGTCGCTAGGTTTTCGATGGTATTCTTTACGGTGATATTGTTCACTTCTTTGTCGATGTACAGATTGATTTTTGTGTCCTTTCCTGTTTCATCAGCGATATCAACCCATCTATCCGACACGGTCAAGCCTTTAACGCTGAATCCATAGGTAATCTCAATCTCGAACTTCTCCGCAATATCTGCAAGTCTCTTTGTTACCGTATCGGTGCTAGTCCATTCAAGTTTTTTCGGAAGCGCCGAAACGTTGTTGTTCCGCAATCGAAAACCTGTTTTCTCAAGGAACTTATTGATGTAATCCGCTGCGCTCATCTGCTCCGTTCCGGTGTACTCCTTAGCAAGGTTGTTCAGCAGGTCTAACCCTGAATCCTCCGATTCGAATTTGATGGTATGGTCCAATACAGACAGCTCCGTTGTGGTAATCATGAATAGGTTTACGATATCCACATCCGCTGAATCGTCTTTGCCGTAGTAGGCTAATACATAATTACCTGCCCGGCACCAACTTTCAATGTCTGACCTTGTATCGTCGGTATAGGCGACTGTGCAATCGAGCGTTGCAATTCCTGTTTCCACTTCTTCCTTTTTCGTGTCGTCGGTGATAACATAGCCGCCCGACAAGCTGGTTGAAGCGGTACCGAGAATTTTAAAGTTTTTATCCGCAAAATATAAAATCATATGAAAACCTCTCTGTATGTCATTGAGAACTTTGGCGCTGTTGATTCGCTCACGTAATACTCCGACGGATTCGCTGCCCACTGTTCGTATGTAGGCTGCGTGCTGTACTCCGTGCCGCTCGAATTGCAGTATACGGTCGGATTCGTGCCCGCATCCATGAACTGATAATAGCTTGTCGGGCTTGCGTTGTACTCGGATTCGGTCGGATATACCCGCTCTTTCGCCGAATTGTAATATTCAATCCCACTATCATATGGAGTGTCGGAATCTAACTGCTGGTAGTAATCTCTTCCATAAGCTTCATCCGCCCGGCAACGCCTAATGTATGGCTGCTGCCCCGCCCACGCCGAATAGGACGTGTGCACTGAATTTGTTCCGGGCGTTAAAACTAGCGTTTCCCAGTCGTTGCCCAGTGCTCCAAGGTCAGGACGCTTTGTGCCTTCATCGCTTCCGTGCCTCAGCATGGTTACCGTGGCGGTCTTTCCGTCTGCCGTCAATACGTCGCCATTGTGGAATGGAATCTCTGTTTCGGTTTTTGACGATTTTGGCAAACCGAAAAACGATAGATTCCTTACGCCTAACCAATCCATCGGCGGTTGTGCCTTCCACTGGTAGGCGGCAATTACAACCTTTGTGACGTCGGTGTCCTCGAAATTATAAATAGCCGGGAACGGATAAAATTCACTCGTGGCGCTCCCGAACTTGTAAGCTATCATGTACCACCCGCCCTCAATCTGAACCGTAAGGTTGCTGTTCTTGTTGTCCGAGTTAAAGGTGGTCGTCTTATCCACGACTTCATTCTGCCAAACATACTGGATAGTCGCATTCTTGCCACGACTTGACTTATACGCCCGGATGCCGGCTACTATGTCATTGCTTTTATTCAGCGCCATAACTTCTAGCATTCCGCACTGTGTAACATCGTTTGCACTTGTCCCAATGGAAAACTTTACCGATGCATCAATCTTAAAATTTTCGGAACCCTGTATTCCGTTCTCATCCGACGGAAGCTCCCTTGTGATTGTTGCCCCGTGCCATCCGCTCTGTGTTACGCTTCCATAGCTTGCCTTCAAAAAGTAGTTGGTCGGGGTCTTGTCGGTATAAGTCGGGATTGTGATTGTGTTTCCGCTCCGAGAACTCAGCTTTCCCGCTGACCCTTTCGCTCCGGATTCTTTCACCTCCACCTTGCAGGATAGGTCAATGGTCCCGGCTTGAATGTCCGACACTGTGAACGTATATGACACCTTATGCGAACCTTTCCCCCAAGACTTGCCACCCGATTTGATTGTCTTTGTGTAGCTCTTGCCCGCCACCGTAAGAACCGCTTGCAGCTTTGCTTTCTTCCAGTTCTTTTTGACTTTTCCACTGACTGAACCAACGACGGCGGTAATATCCACCGTGAGCTTAACAGAACTAGCTGTTCTTCCGGTCGCCTTGTAGTACATCTTGTATTTAACGCTCGGTGCACTTCCTGAACTGTCAGACACCGGACTTGAAACCCATGTTTTCTTTTTGCCATCCCACTTATAGCCGATAATGGCGCCGCTTGTTTCCCCGGAAGGCGTGGAATTTGCGCCGTACGCCTCATAAAACCCGCCTTCGATAGGTGCGCCGGAATAACCGGTGCCGCTCTGATTCGGCTTCCATAGCTGCTGAATAGCGCTCCCAAAGTTGCCTGCCTGTGTGAACTCCTGTGATACCCTGATAGGTTGCGCTTCTGCCGGCTTCTCGATGGAAATATCCGGGTCGCCAAACTGCAAGATGTGTTCGTTGCTGTCAAAAAACGCAACGTAGCCGCAATTTCCCAGTTCGCCCAGATTTTCATCCTCGTTCCCTTGATAACTGGTATCCTCCGCATTGGTTTCGTCAACTTCCGGTTTAGTCGTGTAAAAACTTGCCTTGAACGTCGGATGCGCCGGGACCGTTCCGCCGTATTCAACCATCATGGTTGTGTTTCCGTCCGTGTCCGTGAAAGATTCCGCTTCATATTCCTCAACCGAATACTTGAACGGGTCTTGACAGTAGATTGTCCACTCTCCTTTTACGGCGTTCCGTCCTTCCTCGATATCGCCCTCAAAGTATGGCGTGCCGACAAAGAACATATCCTCTTCATCGTGGAAGATAAACTGACTTTCTTCTCTATCGAGAATCCCATTCAACTTATTGAAGGCGCTCCGGAACGATTCGTTATCTTCTGCGACAAGCTGAAACCCAACGACGATTTCTCTCTCCGGGTATCTTGTCGTTTTGATTTTCGTTCCGTTCCTGCTTCCGATTTCTTCTGTTTTAAGGTCTTTTTTAAGGCTTTCCCTGCCTTTTGTATACAATGTGCGGTAACCTTCGATGTACAATGATGAATTCTCATCTTCGATGTATTCGCCGTTAATCATTACCGCCTCGGAAGGTAGGGACAATAAAGTCCCCACCTCCGTTGTGTCTCGGAATACGTACACTATCTGATACCTCTCCTTCTGTTTGCTCTGGTGCTCAGTCTGTTCTGTTCCTGCTGCATAGTAGGCGCAAGTTGCTTAGATACCACCTTTCCGTCAAGCTCGGACACCACCGTGATTTCGTAGTTTGCGGTACTGGTATAATCCCATGTATCGTTCAAGCTGTAATCACCAGCAAAAGCCATTCTGCTAGGACTTAGTGTAGCCATGTTCGCCAGCTTTGCAGACATACGGCTGATATCACGCTTCTTAGATTCCATACCGATAACAAGACCCTCTGATAGGAATGCACCAATCTTTCGGGTTACTCTTGACGGTGAGTGTTCCTTCGTCGTCTTCCGCATCTTCACGGTTGCAGCGCTTGAAGCAGCTGCCGCCGCCGCTCTGATTGCCGGAATTTCGGCACGAATACCATTAGCAAGTCCCCTGCCGATGTTTACGCCTACGGTGTGAGCCTTTCCGGCTTCTCCCGACATTGCGCTATTAATTGAGTGCATTCCGCTTCTTGCGGCGCTTACTCCGCCTCTCATTCCGCTTGATATGCCAGAACGGAAATTCTTACCAATGGAAGCCGCCGCCGATTTTGCCCCGGATGCTCCCGAACTGAAAGCGCTCTTTAGGGCTGACATTGCGCCGGATGCAAGGCTTTTGAGCGCACCTAATCCCGCCTTAACGACATTTACACTTGTAACCATCGTTTTCAAGTTAGATGCCGCTTTTTTGGACTGTGAGGCGATGCCCGACACCTGCGTTTTGACAAGTTTTAACGCCCCTGCAAACATGAGCATAACAACCGCTACGGCAACTCCAGCCGCCAGCAAAACACCGATTCCCATGGCTGCAATGCCAGCAACGGACCCGAGAGCCACAAGCACGATACCTGCCGCCGCCGCAACTACGACAACTGCCGCTAATCCTACTGCCAGTGCTACAAGTCCTCCAGCCGCCGCCGCTCCGGTTGATGCAATCGCCGGAAGTGCGCCCGCAAGTTTAACGATTCCGGCACATAATAGGTATACTCCGGCACCGACAAGCGCAACTCCGAGACCGACAAGCGCTATTGTGGCGCCAAAAGCGACCATTCCCGGAATAGCAAGGTTTAAGCCTTCTCCGAGAGTGGAGAAAACAAACGCTAAAGCTGCGATGGCTGCTATCATGCCAAAAAACACGGCGATTGTTGCCGGTCCTCCATTTGCTACCGTCGTTGCCGCCTGTGCGAGCACCCAAAAACCAGCGGCTACTACAAGGATTGCAGCACCGAAAACAAGGAAAGTTGTTGCAGCCTGCATAAGCTTGTTCCCTGTCTTTGCGACCGTTTCCCCTGTCGAGGATGCCGCCTTTCCTGCATTGGACATTCCGGCTGCACCTTCTGCCAGCGTTTCGCCAACTTCCTCAGTGGCTTTTTTGGCGCTCCGCTTGAAGATGTTCAGCCCTTTAACCGTTGTGGTCAGCTTCTTAACAAGTGGCTCACCCATGGACCTTAAAAGTCCCTTTCCGGTTGTCTTTTTCATGATGGCGCTGATTGCACCGAATCCCATGGCAAGCTCCGGAAGTCTAGGCTCTATCTTAATCATCTTATTCAGACCGTTAGACACCTTCTCAATGACTTTAAGAAGGGCGTTTAGAGCCGCTGACGTGGCTTTTGCTGTCAGTTTGAGAATATCCATCACGCCTTTGTTCCGGCTAAGGGTACCGGCGAACCGTTCAAAGGAATTTGCTGTTTTTTCGAGCTGTTTTCCGGTTCCCTTGAAGATTTTCGATAGTCCACCGATTCCCTTATCTGCAACGCCCATCAACTTTGTGATTCCACCAATGGCAACATCGGAAACAACCTGCCACGCTGGCGCCAGTCCGGCTGATAGTGTAGCCGTCAAGCCGTCTGCCGCTTGCCCTATCGTTTTATAGCTCTGCGCCATCTTAGATAGGTCTTTATCAGTCGACAGCTTCTCCATCGCCTTAAAGAAGTCTTCTGTCTTGACTTTGCCGTCTTGAACATTCTTAACAAGCTCTGTGGTAGTCATGCCCATTGCTTTCGCAACCTTTGACATTCCGGCTGGTGTTTGCTCAAGAATCAGTTTGAAATCTTCCCATTGAACTTTAGGTTTAGCCGCCATCTGGGTCGCCTGCATAGACAAGGTTTTCATTGCCTGCGCCGGGTTCTGTGCCGCCGCCGCAACGTTTCCGAAACCCTTAACAAGGCTTGGTGATGTTTTCCGGTTAACTGCGTATAGCTGCGCATAAGTCGCCGCCATATCTTTTGAGGTGTAAACGGTCCTTTTTGCGTAATACTGTAAGTCCTTTTGTGTTTCCTTGATTTTCGTGTCGCCCATGCCTGACATAGCCATGTTGGATGCAAAAGACGTCCACGCACTGTTTGTATTATCCAGCTCTGACACAAGACTTTTTAGACCGCTTCCCACAACGCCAACCGCCTTTGCGCCAATTCCGGCGAGTGCTCCGAATCCGAGACCGCTTTTAATCTTGCCTCCGAGAGTTTGCGTTGTCTTGTTTGCCGCTTCGAAAGTACTTTGAAAGTTCCTATCCTTTGCCATTAGGACGGCGGTTACAATGTAGTCGCTACTGCTCATTCTTCCCTCCTTTCTTCTTTCATTTTTCTGCTGATAGCAAGGAATCTTTCGTTCCGCTCCGTGTCGTATTCCCGTTCTACCTTTTCCAGTGCCTTCTGATAGTCATAAAACTTGTCAAACGTTTCATACACTGGTTTGGTCCGTGTCTTTCCTGCCTTCCGGCTTGCCTTAGCCATGAAGTTCAGATAGGCGAGCTTGTGAACCCACATATCTTTATCCACCGTGCTCAGCTTGTGCGCCTTACAAAGCAGCTCATATTCCGGGAACGTCAGCCGGTCCACTTCGTCAAAACTCCGAAACCCGAAAAACCTGAAACAATCTTCTGTGATTTTTTCTATCAGCTCTTCAAATGTCATAGACTTTAGTTCTGGTTCTGCTCTTCCACCGCTATCTTGATGGCTTTGTACGCTCTCTTCGTACAGTTCGCTTCCGATAAAAAATCGGTCACCTGCTTGAAAATCGCATCAATATCAGTGGTTTCATCCTCGAACCAGTTGTTCAGCATGGAAATATTGAGTTTTGGAGTCTCTGTTTTGTTCGCAACAAAAAGAATCTGCTGTAATGCCTCAAGGTCTCCATCCATGAGCTTTGCGATGTAATAATTCAGTCCAACATTCTCTTCTTTGCCGCCCCATGCATCCATGGAAACAGTAACCCTCTGATTCATCTCCCTAATGAAATTCATTCCAAACTTAACCGGGTATGATGTGCCGTTGATTTCAATATCGTACATATTAATCCTCCATATACCAAAAGCGGGGAACAATCGTCCCCCGCCCGCTTAAAACCTATGCTCCTACTGTAGTGTCTTTGAATACATAGGAAGCCATGTCTGCCTGCGTGTCTGTTACGGTAACGTTGCCCTTTGCGCCCGCTCCGTTAATACCAAAAGTGAGAGATACTTCCACCATGTCCTCGGCGTTGGCTGTTCTCTCAATCTCGGTCAGATACCCCTGAAAATAAGTGCCCTTGTACTGGTTTGTCTTACTTTCAACCGGCTCATCCATGTTCGCCTCCCATACTTCTATCAGTTTGTCGTTATCCAATGCAGACTCCAGCTTGTCCAGCATGGTGTCACCCTTTGCCAGAATGGAAGTGCACGTGATTTCGACCTCTGCTGTTGCCGGGGTCCGAATAGTGCCGTCCTTCGTTGCTGTAGAATCCGCATCCTTCGACTTCGTTCTGCCGTTCTCGGTTACAAATGCAATCTGCTTTGCTGCTTCCTTCGATGCATCCTCAAGAAGTCGGTAAAGATAAATGATTTTCTTTCCTGCAATCGCTGTTGCCATAATTCTTCTCCTTCTTTAGCTGTAGTAATATTCTGCCTCAATAATTGCGTGCATTAATGGTTCCGCCGTGCTGTTGTCTGATATGATTTTCTGACTCAAGCTCCGCAATGTGTAGCCAGTGCCGCCGTACTCCTCGAACTCCCGGCAAACCTCCATCACTTCTGCAGCAATCCGTGAGAGCGTGCCCCTCTTCTTCGAATCGTTCTGCCAAACGTGGATGTTTTGCGATACCGTGCCGATTCCGCTCCCCTTAACCATCATATCCCGCATCGTGTTATCTGCGAGATAAACAAAAGGGTATGGCGCATCCTCAGAAGGCATACCGCCGTCATACACGCTTAATCCGAGTGCTTCAATTTTAAGTTTCAATCCTGTAAAAAGACTTTGCTGTGCATCCATCATTTAAACAACTTCCTCAAATCTCTCACAAACTTCTCTCCCGCTTCTCGTGCTGTTGGCTCCATGAACGGTTCCGGTGGCTGCCGCCTTGTTCCGTACTCGACACAAGCCGAATAGTCCTTAAGCGACTGAATGCCAACCGCTAGACCTTCTAGGTAAAGGTCCGTCTTTAGGTCGTCATAAATTCCGCCCTGCGACCGCTCAATTCCGCTATAACCTCCGTAAAATTCACCGCCCGCTGACTTTTTGACGGCGTGCTCTTGCGCTGTCTCCAGCAAGGTTTTTTCTTGGTGCCGGACCACTCGTTTAATGTCGTCCAGTGTGGCGGCTTTTTCGAGATTGTCCTGCAGCTTGTCGAGACCTTCCCATTTAATATCAACGCCCATGCTGTACCTCCGAAACAATAAATGCTTGTTTTGTATACAAGTCGATTCTCTTGTCCACCTTGTAGAGCTTTTCCCCGATTCGAATATAGTCAAAAGGCTTTTCATATTTGTTTTGCAGCCGGACCGTCAAGGATTCCTGCGGTATGCTGTCATACACCATCCGAATCATTGCGGTTTCTGTTTGGTTTACTGAAGCTCTAGCCGGCACCTCGAACACTTTCAGACGGTCATAATCGCCCGTTTGAGCGTTGTAATCTGACTTTTCGATGCGAAAGTACACCTGTGTACCAAATCTCATAAAAACCGAATCCTCCCCCTTCTCGACGTGCCTTTGTTTTCATCAATCCACGCTTGAATGTCGCTTTCATAAGGTGTGAAGTCGTCACCGCTGAAATTGAGTGATTCGCCCTCGACGGTATGGGAAGAAAGCCCCTCTGAACCAATCCGGTTGAATCGAATAATGGATACTTCCGTCACGATGTAGGACAGCTGACTGGGCACCTCATCAGTGCCCAGCTTTACTTTCAGTCTGTCGCTTGTGATATCCATAATGGTTTGTAGCTTCTTCCTCTGTTCGTCTCCGGCATCTTGCAAATCGAGCAATTCTAACAAATCTTCCATGTCGTGCCTTTCTGACTACTTCGTCCTTTTGCCTTTCACGGTTTTTGTATTGCACTCCTCGGTGTACTCAATCAGCGGAAAACCCGGCTTGTTTTTCGAACCCGCCAGTTCTTCAATTCTGCCCTTATTTACACGCTTTCCAGCTCGTGGGAATTCGTCACCGATTTCATAAATGTACGGAATTGAACCGTTCTTCGTTTCGGTCACATCCTGCGTGTCTGCGAACCGATGAATAACCACATAACCCATTACTTACCTCCTATGCTACCGTAGCTGTAACCTTTGCAACCGCCTTCTTATTAGCCGGGAGAATGTACTCACCCGCTTTACCGGCTCCCTGCAGTGCCACGCCGTCGAAATCCTCGGATTCGATGGTTCTAGCAGTCTGAATGCCTGTGAATGCCTTACCGATGCCGGTGATATAAGCGTAAATGCACTCGTTCTTCTGGAACATTGCATCCGGAATAACCTCAAGCTGAAAACCCTTGAAGGTGTTCACGGTGTTGTTGTCCACGTTAACAGAACTACCCTTTGCGGTAGTCATGAGCTTTGAATCAACAATAATGTTCCATACATCCGGCGTAACCTTTGCTACCTTGGTACCAACCGCCCCAATGTTCACAAAGTACTTTGCGAGGGCGTTGAACGCCTTTACAACTTCCTCCTCGGTGAGAGCTGCCGCCTGAATGGTCTCAGCGGCGCTATCGGAAATGAACTTACCGTGATGAGTGTTGAACTGATTTGTCTTTGCCTGTGCCTGCAGCTCAAGACGGTCAGCCACCGCCGTGTTGAAGTCGTTGTTAACCGTGTTCCGGTCGATTCCTTCGTGGAAGCTCCAGCCCCAGCTGTAAGGAACATCCGCATTGGTATAGATAATCTCGGTTCTGTTGCCGAATCTGTTGGACTTTCCCGTTCCTGTTCCGAATGCGGTGGTCGCCTCGGTGCTGTAAGTGCCTACTGCCACCGGAATGTCGGAAGTTTTAACGCTGAATGCGGTCTGATTCTCCTGAATTCCGTCCAGTGCCTCGATTCCTCCACCGAAAAAGTCTCCAAAGAACGCTCTGCTCTGGAATACCGCCTGCATAAGGTCCTTAAACTCCTTGGTATAACGTCTTACTGCCTGATTATTGTTTTCACCTGCCATGATTTACTCCTTTTACTTCCTGTACTTAGCAATCCGCTGTTCAATTTCACTAAGCGGTTCCGACCCGGTGTAAGATTTCGGGGTGGTACCTGTCGCCCTCTGTCTTTCCCTGATTTCCACCTGTGCATTGACCAGCTTCACGAACGCTTCCACCTGTGCTTTTGTGTCCTCTGCGGTGGTGCCTACGACCATGTCCAGAATATCCTGTGTAGCATCCATGCCCTGCTCCTTGAGAATCTCACCGGCAACCTTGCCCAGTGCGATTTTCTGCAGCTGTGCTTCCATTTCCGCAATTTTGCGGTCCTTCTGCTCTGATTCATAGGCGGCTTTCTGCTCTGCGTTCATTTTCGCCAGCTTGACCGCCTCCGCTTTGGCATCCTCGATAGCTTTATCGGTCTTTTCGCTCCATTTTGCGTACTTCTGACCGATGATTTTGTCGAGGTCTGCATCCGAATACTTCTTTTCCGGTTCCGCTCCGCTGTTTGGCTCTGTCTGAGTGTTCGGCTCGGTATTCGGTTCAGTGTTTGCGCTTGTGTTCTGATTGTTCATTTCTTCTGCCATAATTTCCTCCATGTGTTTTACATCGCAATGCTTGATATTCCATACAGTTTAATGTCGTGAATGCTTGGACACACCCGAAAAAGGGTATATAAAAAATCGCCCTGTAATGAGCGATTTTCCTTCAAAGGTATATTTTATTAAGCTTGCATTTAAAAGCTGTTGTGGAGCTTTTAAATGCGTTTTGAGACCGTTTCTAGCGCGCTATTATTGCGGATAGCACAACCTTGAATGCGGCTCCCAGTTCTTCCTCAACTTTTGCCATCATTGAATTTTCATCAACGTACTTCATCCCATCAATGGAGATTCCAAACCGTTCTCCAAATGTGATAATTAGACCGTCTTTCGTTGTTCTTTTTTGGATGCCGTTTATGAAGCCTTTTTCTCCCAGTTCTAAAATAACATCTTCCCAGTAAAGCCTCGGAATATTTAGAAGTTTTGAATTGTATACGATATCTTCTTCACTTGGTCTGATTCCCGCTTTCTTGCATTCGTACAGATATTTGAGAATCTTGTACATGATTACATTGATATCATCTTTCGCCATTATTTTTCTCCAATTCCTTTCTGAGTTCTTCATAAGAAATAGATTTTGTATATATTTGCTTATATTCCCTGTCGAGAGCTTTCATTTTCTCCATAAACTTTCGATGAATTTTACAGAATTCTCTGTCTTTTTCTTTCGGCGATAAATTCAATGACCATAAATCTTCAAGCTTCTCATCATAATGTTTTTTGTACTCGTCCGCTTTTTCTTCGTATTTTTTATAATCCGGATGGTTTTTGTCAGCTATTTTCACTTCTTTCATATTCGAACCTCAATTTCTTTGACATTTTTCTCACGACTTCATCAAAAAGTATATCGTCCACAGCTTCTTGAGCCACTCCATTCTTCCACAGCTCTGCCATAACTACCTTTCTTGTTTCTTCGAACATGCTTATTGCATCATCTCTGGTAATATTTTTTGTTTCTTTAAGTCTCTTGATAACATATTGATACTTGTAATCAGATGCCATCATAAAGGCTTCCCCTTTCTCGATAAAGTCTCCAATATCCTCTCCGCTGAATGAGAAGTTCGTTGCTTCCGGTGGATGGTTGTGATAGGAATAAGCGCCAGTTCTGTCCTCATTAATCTTCGGATTTACGCCACCGGATAGACCTTTAGATAAGAACACGTTTCCAGTTGCCGTAATGGTGACGTCGTACTCATTCGGAAGATTTTGATAATACTCTTTTGATTGGTTTAACAAGTTCATGATAGCACTAACGTTTGAGAAGTCAATCTTCTTTACCCATCTCGTTTCTGTGCCGCTTCCATCATCCCCGTTACCTGCGCTTTTTCCGCCTGTTTCCTTTTCAAATGAATCTAACCATTTCTGATATTCTTCTTCATCCTCATACGGCGCCGTCCGGCATCTGCAGTTCGGATGCATGGGCGGCGCATTCTCTGCCGGTTGGAAATCGGCTATTTTGAAATGCTTTTTGTTCAAGGCGTTGCAGATTTCACACGATGCCGTGCCGTATGCTAGGAATTCGAACTCTTCCCATCCGTTCGCTTTGTACGAATCAATCTGAGCTTGTGTCTGCACCCGGACCATTTCGGTTCGAACTAGGCGCTTTGCTTCCATTGCCGATACGCTGAAATCCTTCCGAATCTCCGCCGCAAGACTTTGATAGCTCTTACCACCAATCAAGCCCTTTGTGAGTATCGTGGACAGCTTATTTCTTAAGGCTTCCTGATTGCTCCATATGCGCTCGCTGAATGTGGCATTCATGAAAGACTGCCCCACTAGGCTTTTAGCTCTTTCGGATGCACCTTTAACGCCATTCCCTAAGATTCCCGCTTGCCGCTCGTACTCCTTCACGGCTTCCTCGGTCAGTCTTTCGCCCGTCAGCTTTTCCAAATCGTCGAACCCGTCTATCATGTGCAAGCCGATATCCGCCTTTAGAAGCTCCAGCCGATTTATCCGCATGGTTGCGTTATAAAGCCGCATAAGCTCGTTTGCTTCGTCACTGAAATCACGTTCCTTGACCATTTTTGCCGCTCGTGCCTCAAAAGCCCTTACATCGAACTTCGACACTCTCTTTTTGGCTTCCGCTAGGCTGATTCCCTCTTTATCGGCGTACCTCTGATAGAACGATTCAATTTCCTTTTGAATTTCCGGGACCATCCGCTCGTAAATCTGCTGAATTTCGGCATCGATGTTTTTCATCGTATGCTCGTTTACAACCGCCTGTCGGTCTTCTCTACTTCTCCAGTAATCCCGGTTCTCCTTCGTCCGTGCTAGAAATATTTCCTGCGTTGTTTTCGCCATTTACTGCCCCCATGGTCTGCTGATACATGCTCAACTGCTGCATCTGCTCCTCTTCTTCCTCTTCCATCTTTTCAATTTCCTTCTTCACGTCCGGAACGATGGAGAGAACGGATAGCTGCGTTTCCTTCGATACGATACCTTCAAGCTGTGAAGCGGTCTGTGCTTCCTCTTGCAGGTTTTTCGGAAGATTCCGGGTAAACTTGATATCAATGTCACGCCACACCTCTCTGTCAGCCACGTTGGTTGATAGGCTTGACCATATCTTGAAACGCTTCCTGAGGCTCTTTTCTATCTTCCGGTCAAAGGTGACGGCGAGATTGCTCATTGCCTGCAGCTTGTAAGCCAAAGCTACACCGGAGCTTGCGTTTCCGAACTGTTCGTCTGAGATGTTCGCAACCATAGATATCTGATATATCAGATTTTCAAGTCGGTTCAGCAGATTTTCCTGTGTGCCGTCTGCCGTTGGTTTGGTCATGAACTGCACCAAGATGTCCCTTGCATTATCTGTACCGTAAAGGTTAATGATTCGGTTGTCCCGGATGCGGTACACGTCCTCATCGTCAAGCTCGGACCCGATAACTGCCAAATACGCCTCCGCAAACGCATCAACATCATTTGCCTTCTCTCCCAGTGTCCTGTTGTACGTCTCCACAAGTCCTGCCACGCCCTCAAAAAGTCCGATGCGCTCCTCGTTCAGTCGCCACTCAACGCAAGGAATTAAGCCGTATGGGTTCTCTTTGTCGCCGGTTAACTTTCCGTTATCAAAGTAATAAATCGTGTCTGCCGTCGCTGCCATGCCGTAAAGCACACCGTTGTTCACGCCGTCCACCGTGTGCCGCCCGTACTGAATCATCATCAGTGCCCGGCGCTGTACTGTATCATCGACAATGCAGAATAGGTCTTTCGGATTATAGGCGACTACTTTGGTATTTGTCTCTTCGTCCTGATAGAAGAACTCCCATGCGTGCCCATAGATGCAGCACATTTTCGCCATCTCTGAATCGTGGTCGTTCATTTCGTTGTCCCGATAGAATTCTTTCAGCCGCTCATTCTCTGAGTCTTCCGGTGCTGTGCACTTAATCGGTACGCCGTAGGCATAGCCTAGGAAGGTGTCTGTGATGTACCTAGGGAAGTTTACCGCCAGTCTGTTGTCGGGCTTCCAGTTTTCCTTTTCCGGTTGTCTATATACATCGTGAAACCCCTTGTATAGGTTTTCAAGGTATTCATAGCGCTTGAATTTGCTTTCATGCTTATTGATATACCCCTCAATTAACTGAGGCGTGATATGCTCCAGTATTGACGGGTCAGCTGTGATTGGCTTTGGTAATTCGTATGGTCTTTTGGTATGCATTAGATTCCCTCTTTGAACCCCTTAACTTTAACTTTTTCCTGTCTCATAATCGTATATGTGAAATAACGCATCGCATCCATGCAGTGGTCATGCTCTTTCAGCGGTCTATCTTCTCCGGCATCCGCTGACTTCAAATCCCACATATACGAATGGAACTCCCGAATGGTATTCACGCAATCAGAAACGAACATCAGTTCTCCTCTTCCAAGTGCAGTTGACGTGTACCGTATGCCGTCCAGTACGTCGTTCATGCCCCGCTTGACCGTGTAACCATTCTTTCGCAGTTCTGCAATAAAAGAAGTGGCTGACGGGTCGACGATAATCCTTTTCGGTATCGTGCCGTCTAGCCACATCTTCATATCTTGAACAAACTCTGCATCCGTCTTTTGCTTTAGGTTTGCCCTTCCTGAATAGCAATACTCACGAATACATGTCCATATGCCTTTTATTTTCGCCCACATAAGGAAAACAGTTGCATTCTGTATTCCGTAATCGCACGACACGTAAACATTGCCCACGGGCTTGTATTTCTCCTTTGTAACGTGCCTGTTTTCACTGAACATATCATAGATAATGCCCTCCGCTGCTACCCACTCTCCGAGGATATACCGCCGATAGAACACGCCTTGATACATGCTCCGGTATCTATCTTTGATATGCTCCGATAGGCTCCGGTTGTCGTCCAATTCGAAATGCAGGTACAAAAGATTCTTTTCTTCCTTCCGGTCTATCCAGTTCACCTTGAACCAGTGGAACGGGGTTGAAGGGTTGCAGTTGAACCACCACTTAGAACCCTCTACAGAACAACGTGCTGTTGCCTGATTCACGAATGATTCCGGCATCAGTGCCACTTCGTCGAATAGGACCCCCGCAAGCGTTACACCCTGAATAAGGTTCTGCGAGCTTTCGTCTTTACCTCCGAACAAGTAGAAGGTGTTCACGTTGTCTCCGTGCCTAACCGTCCACTTGTTTTCGATGCGGCTCTCTGATATCTCGTAGCCCATATCCGGTAAAACATTCTGCAGCGGTGAGAGCACGTTTCTTCTTAGCGCTCCTAATGTCTTGCCGCATATGGCGAACTGCTCCCCCTCGAATAATTCCATCGCCCACATGATGAAGCTTGTCCCCATCGCTACGGTCTTTCCGGAACGGATGGAGCCATCTGCAATGATTCCATCCATGTCGGAATACTTGCTTTCACTATTCCACCATGAGAAGATGCTGAACTGTTTCGGGCTTAATGGCTGCCACCTGAACATTTCTCCACTTCCTCAACTGCTGCGTTCAGTGCCTCAATGAATCCGTTATTCAGTTTCACATCGGATTTCTGTTCAACAACATCCTTTTGCCCTAAATATTGTTTTCCGAGCCAAATTGCCATCGTCGCATTTCTTTCTGCCATCTTCCATTGGCTCCTTCTTAGCGCCATCTTTCCGCACGCTCTTTTTTCCTTGAAAACATCCGCAAAGCTCTTTTTGTATATCCTCTTGCACCAACGAAGCAATGTATCTTTAGACACATCAAAAACCGCACAGATTTCTTCCTCTGTGCATTGTATCCCGCACAATGTCTCGAATTGCCGCCGGTCTATCTTGTCCTGAGCTTGCTTTCTCTGTCCGATAGCCATAACTTACACCCTCCATTCTTAAAGCGTTAAATTTTGTTTAATCGGTTTATCGTCGAAGCATATCACGTGAAAGTCTGCGCATGTCGGCTCGTCTCTTTTTTTCTTTCTCAGCTAAATGTGCTTCGTAGGCTTTATCTGCCAAAACTCGACGAGCTTTTTCCCGATTCTCGGCTAGGGTTCCCTTGCGGTACCTGCCCTCATCCGCTTCGTAGTTGTCATGCGCTAGTACACGTTCGTGGGCGAATTTAACTGCTTCTTCTTTAGTATCAAACCATTGTGTGTCCGAGAAACCCCTAACAGCGTCGCCATACTGAACCTCCCATCGAGGGTTTTCTGGAGTCCCTATTTCTCTTGTCTTAACTACACCACCGTATGGTCCCATTTTCCACTCGCCATCCCTATCCTCATAAGCATCCTTCAACGATACGTCTGGGAGTCTTTCTATTGCTTCACTCATTTTTTTAGCCTCAGCAGAAAGCGAGCCCGCTTTGCCACCACTACCACCTCTTCTGCTGCTGCTACCTCTCCCCCCCCATGTTTCTCCTCCTTCTTTAATTTATGTAACCTTTCCGTTACATTATTATCGTAATAAACCGTCTCGATTCCTTGATAGTTACAATCAACCTTTCCGCCGTATATCAAAATTCTGTTTGGTCTTATTTTATCTATCATGGCTTCAACGCCAGCTGAAAAGAGTTTGTGTTTTTCACCTTTCTTGATTCCAATCGTACTGATTGCAACTGTTCCATCCTTCGGCAAACCATCAAAGCAAAATTGGAACGAATCTTCCGTGCTCCATGATACAGTTGGAATAACTGTCAGTCCTTTTTTTTGCGCAATTTGCCCTATTAGGCGGCTTCTATACACGTTCCATATCTGGACCGGTATTGCCATGTCAGTGTAAAGGGAAAAGTCTGGTGTGAAGATGCATTGGAAGTCTCTCATCTTAGATAAATAGTATTCTGGTCTGCGCCACACTCTTTCGAACTGATAGTCGTCAAGGAAAAAATGAATACCGCAATCATTCCTCTTTGTCGTTAACATTTCGTTGAACCCAATAAGCATATCAGGCTTATAGTTTGTAGCTTTTAAGATTGGCATGGTGTATCGCCCATGAGCTTCCGTTTTTGTGTAATATTTTGTGTTGTATCCGTCCTTCTTACTCCACTTCTCCGTCGTCTCCATTTTCCAACCACCTTTACTCTTTAATTTTCTTTGCCTTCATGCCGGTGAACTGCTCCCATCGGTCTACAATTACGTCTACGAACTTCGGGTCGTATTCCATGACAAACCCTCTCCTGCCGTTCTGCTCGGCAGCCATGATGGTTGTTCCACTTCCTCCGAATAGGTCGAGAACTATATCATCCCCTTTTGTGTTGTTCTTGATTTGGTAATCGAACAACTTTATCGGCTTCATCGTTGGATGCAGGTTGTTTTTCTGTGGCTTTTCAAACTCCAACACTGTAGTTTGCTTTCTGTCCGATGCCCAGAGGTGGCTTGCTCCGTCTTTCCATCCGTACAAGCATGGTTCATGTTTCCACTGGTAGTCCTGCCGTCCCATTACCATTGCATTCTTATTCCAAATAAGGCACTGGCGCACTTGGAAACCTGCCTTCTTGCAAGCGACCCTAAAGTTTAGTCCCTCGCTATCCGCATGCCAAATATAGAAAACCCCTCCCGCTTTCATGTTCTCTGCTGCATTCTCGAATGCACTTGTCAGAAAGTCTTGAAATGCGGAATCTTCCATCTTGTCGTTTTCGATTTTTCGGGTTTCTAACTCGCTCGCCTTCCCGGTGTAGTCAACGTTGTAAGGAGGGTCCGTTAGGAGCATGTCCGCTTTGTTTCCGTCCATCAGCAACGCAACATCAGCCGCATCTGTGCTATCCCCGCACATAAGCCTATGCCGACCAAGCACCCATATGTCGCCTCTCTTGGATATAGGCTCCTCCGGTACATCCGCTTCCCAATTGTCGTCTTCGACAGCCTCTTCATCCTCGCCAAAATCAAAGTCGAACCCGAATTACTCCATGTCGAAATCCAATTCCTGAAGGCTGAGAAGTTCATCGGTTAACAAATCGAAGTCCCATTCCGCCTTTTCCGCAGTCTTGTTGTCTGCGAGGCGATACGCTTTCACCTGCTCTTCTGTAAGATTGTCAGCAATAACTACAGGAACTTCCTTTAATTTGAGCTTTTTCGCAGCTTTCAGTCGGGTGTGCCCTGCAATCACGACCATATCCTTATCAACTACGATTGGCTGCTGGAACCCGAATTCTTTAATCGAATTTGCCACGTAGTCTACCGCCGCTTTGTTCTTCCTCGGGTTCTTGTCGTATGGTTTTACCTTTTCAATTTTGACCTGCTGAACGTTCATCATCTTCTCCTTCTGCAATAAAAAAACCGCCTCTCGGCGGCATCTAATAAAATAGCCGGAACGATTTAACGCCCCGGCTATTTTTTGTTCTATCCAAGCACACTGTCTTGGTATGCATCGGTTATTTTTTGTGCTTCATCCTGATATACATCAGTCAGCTTGTTCATCCACTCATTGTACTTTTCTTCATCGTCGTTTTCTTTTGCGTGGATTGTGGCGAGTCTCTTTCCGCCCTTTGCACAGATGTTTGCAAGCTTCTCTGTTTTCTTTGCACTTATGTTTGCAAGTTTGTTCATGTCAGATACACCCTCAGCATCTTTCTTGTACTCTTCAATCAGACCCGGTGTAGCATCCTTCATCTTCTGGCTGTACTCCTTGTACACGGATTCATAGGTTGGCTTTTTTTCTTCCGCCTTCTTTGTTTCCTTCGTTCCGGAAGAACCGCATCCGGCTAACGTTGCAACCATAGCAACCATAAGCAGCGCAATAATTTTCTTTCTCATTGTTTCCCCTTTCGATTATAAAAGAAATATTCAATGTGATTATACCAATGATTGCTTAGGATTGCCATATACTTTTGAGAATTCCTTGCAAGAAAACAACCGCCTCTCGGCGGTCGCTCTCGACTATTCCTTATTATAATCTTGGAGAAAGGTCTCTTAAGATTCCATATACATAATACAGTATTTTGAGCGATTATTGACGATTATATAGCCCCCGGAACCGTGTATTGTGGTTCCGGGGGCTAGCCGTTTTTTTGTATTTTGCTAGATTCGCTTGATGGAGTCTACTCCGTAGATAACATTCAGCATACTGCCGTTGTCCCACTTTACACATATATCGCCAAGAGCATCGATAAATAATACAGTTCCTTTTGTTCCTTCCGGTGGTGCGCCTGCATCATCCATCGATACAAGTTCTACTCTGCTTCCTTCCGGGTATCTTCTTCTGATTGCGTCAATGTTCATCTTTTGCCTCCTGTGGATTTTACTTTTGCGCTTTGCACGCTTCCTTATCATGTCAGCATGTTACCTCTGAAACCCTTTAATAGCAAGCATTTCAAGCGTTTTATTAAGCATTCTTTTGAAGACTTTCACCCAGTTGTTCAAGTGCTTTTCGGCGAAGTAAACGCAGGTGACTTTCGGAATAATGGAGCTCATTGGCTGTGTCCTCGCACTTTTCCCTGTCGCAGTATCTCCGAAGTAAGAGTTCCCTGTATAATGGCGGTAACGGTTCCATCTCAGCTAAAACACTTTTCTTAAGTTCTACCCATTCTCCGGCTAATGTTTTTAGTCGCTCCTGTTCTTCCAGCAGGTCCACGACAGCATCCTCCATCTTGTTCCCGGTGACAGAATTCTGCACCTTGTCGGTGATGTTCAAAGACCCACAACATTGAGCTACATTCTCCAGTTCTTCTATCCGCTGCATACAAGATTTGATTTCCCATTCCGCCTCGCCCAACTTCCGGAGCCTTGCATCCGCAATTTGTGCATATTCTGTCATTCGTTCCCTCCTATTCTATCGTTCCTATCTCATCACGATTCGCCCGCATGTACATTTCAACCGCAAATTTGATATTGTCGTAGTGTTCATCGCACATTTCCAGCAGCCACTTTAGCTGACCTAACGGCATCCGGACCGCATTTCCTTTTTGGAATATTGCCACCTCCCTGTCACGGCAGGCAATCGTAACATCGCCATCGTCTAACGAATAGATGAACGAGCCATCTAATCGCTTCCGGACCTTGTCGGTGCTGATTCTATATCTTCTCATCTCCATATTCCTTTCGTGAAATTGTTCGCTTCAAGCCATTCATCAGCTCTTTTTTTCGTTCCTTCTGAAATTGTTTTAATGTCGAGCGCCATCTTGCACATCGCCGCCATGATTACCTTATCGCTTTTCGGCATCGGTCTTCCACCATAAACGTTATCCTGATACAACCGATAGAACGCCTTGAATCTATCAACATCCAAAAGCTCTATTACTTCATCTCTATCTTTTTGCCACTGGTCAATAAGTTTTCTATTCATGGTATCTCCCTTCAATTCTGCTGCACTCTCGGTCTAATTTGTACTCAATCAGTTCTTTCAGTTCGCAGTCGCTCATGAACTGCTTCCGGATTTGCTCTAGCATGATGTATACGTCTGCTATCTCCTCTTGCACGCCCCTTAATCGGCTCTCTCCCGGTCCTTTGTTGTAGTACTGCACAATTGCCGTGGTGAGCTCCGAAAGCTCCTCCACGGTCTTAATAAGCTGGTTTTTAAACCCATGATGGGCAAGTATCCTGCTAATCATTTTCTTTTGTTTGTTTTCGAACATTCCGTCGGAATCGTAAATGTAGCCTTCCCAGTATGGGTAGTTGCGGTGGAACGTTGAAATGGGTATTCCTGCCAACTCCGCCGCAACTCTCATCGGAATTTCCCTGCTCTGCATCCAATAGCAGGCTTCGAAGAACTCGTTGGGAAGCTCGCTATACCTTCTCCCCATTCTCAACTCCCTGTGGTTTGTCTCCTTTCAAGTATTCAGTCAGCGTGTCAATAAGAAGGATGATTGCATCGTGCTGATACAACGACCCTTTTGTAAGCGCTTTTCGGATGTAATTCAAATCGTCAATACATTCTTTCCTATTCTTATTCATCTTCTCTCCATTATCGGTAATATCCCGTCTTTCTTAAGAAGTTCGTAAATAAACAATCTTCCTTTCTGTGTCCAATATGTATGAATGCTAGAATGGCTTAAACCATCCCTACCGTTATAAACGCTAGTCTTAGTCGATGTTAGTCCTTGTTCTGAATACTTCTGGTATAGCAACCAGATTTTCCCTTGCTTGAACTGAATCTTCTTTTCATGGAGATATGCGTTCATCTTTTTTGCACTCCATCCATAATCCTTTGCGATTTCGGTTGTAGATATTACATCTTTACAATTCAGAACAACATCGTAATAACCGGCTTTTGGTGTCATTTCGGTTATCTGCTGATTCTGTACCGCCACCGTTTCTTTAAGCTTTTCTTTTTCTTCTCGCTCTTTTTTCAGTTCGGTTAAGGCTTGAATCAGAACATCTGGATTCTGTAGCACTTCGTCTACAGCGTACACTCCATGCTTACGGATAGCCGGAAGAACCTCTGCCGTTACCCACCGCTTAAACTTCTTTGCATTTGGCATTTTGCTTGAAAGAATCAGGCTGTAAAGACCAGACTCATTGATAAATACCGGAGTCTGCTCTCTGCCGATGGAGTCACGAATCGTTACCCCATCCATCTTATCCTCGTCATCGACATGGTCGGTCAGTGCTTTTCGAGTATTTCTGTATCCAAGAATTTCAGCAACATCTTTACCAACAAACATCACTTCGCCATCAATCACGGTTATTCTTACTTCACCCAGTTCTGCATTGCTAAATACTTGAATTTCCATCTTCATCCTCCACAAGTTCGCAGTACTTCCACCTCACGTAGTCCCCGCCGCAGGCTGTTTTGCTTGTCGCTCCATCACACCACGTCATAAATCTGTGCTCACGGTCATAATCGCTGATTCCTTTGAAATACATCAAAGTCCACTTTTGTTCCTCTCTGTCACGCACCCTCACAAGCGTGTCCACCGGAACATTATCCCAGTCCACTTCGGGCTCTTCGTATTCTTCGTCCAGCCAAAGCTGTAGTGCCGTGCCACAAGTAACACAAGTCATTTTGCAGTAACTTTTTGAGTCCTTTCCGAACATCCGGAATACCTCGTGCTTTTTCACGAATTCACACAGCTTACCGTCCTTCTTGATAACATTTATCAACTCGTTTTTATACTTTTCTCTATTCTTCATTTTTAATCCTCCACTAATTCACAGCAACTAATACATCAATAGTCTTGAGTAATCACGCAACGAATTACTCGACATGCAACTATTTCAGAGTGCCCACACTATGAACCATTTTCGTGACCTCACGAAAATGGGAATTACTCGACATGCAACTATCTATCCAGTGGGCAATCTCCCGGCTTGATTTTCGTGAACGGCACATTCTTTAGCAACTCGCACCACCGCCCGGCGCCGAATTCGTCTGCCCACTCTTTCAAGTGTGCGCATCTGTTGCAATCGTTCTGCGTGAACGGTTCAGGAAGTTCCGCCCACGCTTTAAGTGATTCTGCATCGAGCGGATAACTTGTCACCCCGATGAATACATGTCGGCGCTTCCTGAGGAAATGTTCGTCAACCTTGCCGACTCCCGTAAAAACTTCTCCTGTGTATTCATCACACACTGTGAAGAGTATATCTTTATCACGTGGTACGCCCTTCATATTTCCATCCTCTATCGGATGCCATTCCATTTCCATTTTCTAAACCTCCTTGATACGAATTCCATAAACCCATAAAAGTAATTTTCTCTTGATAATGTATTCCTTCGTTCTGAAGCCTTTTACGTCCTCCACGACGGTTTTCCCGTTCTCCTCGTAGACGAAATCCGCCTTATAGGAACACTCTCGTTCAATCACCTTCCCGGTCGCCTCGTCACGTTGTGCCGGAATGAGCTTGAATTTAACCTGTGTCCGCAAGTCCTTAATCTCTCCTGCCTTTTCCAGCAGTAAAAGCTCTTTGTAGCGGTTCGCCTCTTTCTTCGAATCGAACACCTGACCGTTCACGGTATCTTTCTTGTTGTTGTACTTCGTCCAGTTGTAACTCACTCTGCACCGCCTTTCACTTCAATGTCTACCGTGTAGCCTAGCGCCGTCGCAATCTCTAGGAACTTGTACCATGTGATGTTCTCGCCGTGTTCCCATCGGCAAATTGAGCTCGTGTCCGAATACACCTCCATAGCAAGCTCCGATTGCTTCAAGCCCTCTGCCGTTCTCATTGTCTTAATCAGCTCTGACAAGGTTTTCTTCGTCGCTTCCATTGCTTGCTCCTTCCCAGTCTCTATCATTTCCCATCTCATAAGCACATGCTGCATATCCTGCCACATCGACAAAGTTGTCCAAGTGGGTTGTTCCAGTGCTTACTCTTGCCGCCTTTAGAAGTACCATCATCATTGCTACGTCGATAGGTCCTACTCCGAACCCGAGATAGCAGCTCCACAAGTTCGCTATCTTCTGGAAGTTGTCTTCCACGTTTCCATAGGTCTGATTCCGTGCTCCGTTCACAATCTCACACGCTTCTCGCAAACACTTTTCTCTATCGTTCATAATCGCTCCTATTTCGCTTATTTTTTGTCTTTGGTATAATTTATCGGCTCTGTACTTTCGAGCCGTTCTAGGTGCCTTAAAATCCGTTCTACGGCTATTCCTGCTCCGATTCAATCATTTGTGTAAAGTATTCCATCTTTTCGGTTTCCATCCAGTGCATCAAACTTACCTCCAGCGCTTCCCTCACCTCTTCGTGATTCTCAAGGAATCTCACAAGATTGATATCCACGCCGTCAACGTCAAAGTTGCCCTGGTATACATCCAAGTTGTACAGCAAGCTTGCGGCGCTATCGGTAGCAGCACAAAAGCCTGTCAAGAATGCCTTATCTTCCGGGCTCAGCTTTTTCAGGTCTTCGTTTGTCAGTATCTTAATCACATCTTCCTCCTTTGCCCGCCCATGAAGGGCGGGACTTGTCAACATTTGAAAAATAACCGATTTTTTGTTTTATGTAGAAATAACTTATACTGATTTATTCATCCACCTTTCGGATGATTCCCTTCTTGAGCATCTCCTTATCGGCGTGATAGGTGATGCACTCGTGCACCTTGTTCGCCCGGATTGCCTCTTCTGTCTTCGTGTCGAGGGCTCTAGCGCCGTACTTTTTGCTGCTCTTGACTTCGTCCTCGCCATCGTTCCACAGTCCGTAGGTCGGGTTATGGCTGCTCATTGGCTTCCTCCTCGACGATGGCATCCCATCGTTCCGCTTCCTGCTTCCGGCGTTCCTTAGCTATTGCTTCGTCTTCGTCCATCCAACCACGAATCCAAGCGTAGTCGTCGTAGGATTCGACGTTTTTAATTGCCTTATACCGCCCGAATCGCTCGATATATCTTTCAGCTTGTGACGGAATCAATCTATTCAGTTCGTCCAGTTGCTCTTGTGTTAGGTAGACATTGTTGAGTTTTCCACACTGCAGCTTCCCTGTTGTGTGTGTATTATCCTTACCTAACCTATCCTCACCTATCCTCACCTCACCTAACCTATGCGGTCCATGGGATGTCCCTTGGACGTCCAGCGGACGTCCATCTTCTGAAAGCGGTTTAAGGTCTGCCCTACGGCGTGCCTGCTGCACATCCGCATCCGGCACCATTTGCAGTAGCAAGTCTTTGTAGAGGCTGTCAATCTTCCGGTCTGCTCTCAGCTTGTTATTTTCCCGCCAGTCGGTGATGTAGGTCACAAGGTCCTCGTTCAACACCTTGCAAAATCCCTTTGCCACAAGCACCTTCAAGTCGTCTTCCGTCGCTCCAATCTGCTTGATTGTTGTGTACGCCTCCACGATTCCGTCGTCGTCAGCGTTAAGCCCAAGGTGGAAGTATAGACACTGAGTTGAGA